CCCCATCATTTGCAATGCCTTGGCAACCTTGCGAGTTGCAAAATTGTTCAAGGATTGTTGAAAAGGAATTTTTTGATTAATGTCGCTCATGCTGGTGGAATGTAGACTTGATAAAGAGTGACCCAGCTGTTTGCATCGCCTTGCCTGAAATTGCCAACATGACGCACCATTTGCACATTAAATGTGCCTTGGAAGTCGACCGTTTCCTTGTATTGTGATTGGGCGGCGGCATTTGTCAAAATCAGCCCCCTTTGAGCCGATTTTTGGGGCATGATGACCTGTGACCCGACTTTGATGTCGTATCGCATGGTCGTTTTGAAAGTCATGGTGTAAGGACTAATCCAAGTCGGTTGACCAATCAAATCTTCAAAAGCAATTTGGATTGGTTTTTCAGCTGGGGGCGCAGTCCAATCATAGACATTGATGATATTGTTGATGTAGGTGATTTGAATGCCGGGGTATTTTTTGGTCTTGTCATTCACAATACTTTTGCTTTTTTCATTTAAGAAAGCCGCAAATTCATCAAGGCTGTAATACACCGTTTCAAGAGCCTCAGGCGCTACCAATCTGTCACTTATGCTGATATTCACCTGTGCGCTGGGGAAAACCTTTTTCAAAGTTGTAGTGATTGCATCACCCAAAAATCCATTGTTCGGGCATGAAAAGGTAAAGTTGTAAGGGTTCTCAAAACTTCCTGTTGGCTGAATCATGATGAGGTCAAGGGTTTGCGATGTCCCTTGCCAATTGCCAAAAGCTTGTTGTATTCTTGATTGAAGAATAATTCCATATTGGCTAGGCTTTGCCAAGGGAAGTCCTTTTGCCATGCCGCATGAAATTTGGATGTTGCAATATTTCGTGCCATCCACGCTAGGGTTGAAGTTTGAAGCTTGAGCCAACAAAGGCAAGCCCACGCCATAGACCCGCAAAGATGCGCCACCGAGGGGAGAGTTGTAAACAGAAATAGGCGCATCGAGTTCGATGTTCAGCGCCCCGGGGATTGTGTTCCCAGCCTTATCAGTGCTTGAAAACGACCCATTGAACAATGTCGTGCCATTCGTTCCAGCCACCACCTTGGGCTTGCCATCTTGGTCAGTGATGAGGATTTCATATCTACGCATCAGATAATCTCAAATTGTTGATTAGCGACACGATAGACCAATTGGGTCGTGAAATATCCAGCGGTCAATGAAATGTTGTAATCCAATGGCGAACCAATGAGCGGCAAAGTGACAATTCGCACATTTGAAGTGTCATAGATGTTCACATAGTACCGTTGACCATAAATGTTGTAGGTCACGATGACATTGTAAATAGCCCCATCAAAAGTGGCTTGGAATTGGAAATTTGATGCTTTTGAAGGCGTAAACTGAACAACTGTTGCACTTGGTGCATTTGGGTTGTTGTTGACCCCATAAGTTGATGCCGCCGCTTGGGTGTTTTGAGAGCCACCATAAAGCGGGGTTGCAACCGAGTTGGTGTTATTGATAACACTACTTGGATTTGACCAGTAACTTGTTGTCATAATTTCAACCCGCCTTCAAAAGCATTCATCAAAGCGCCAAGTGTATTTTGCGCTCCTTGTGAAATAAGCGGTTGCATAAAGTCAAATTGCCAAGCGTTTTGAGGTTGTTGACTGTCAGGTCGTGAGACATCGGTCAGGCTGGTCAAAATACAATTTAAATACACATAGGAAGGGGTAGCCACCACGAAAGTGCCACCCGCCTGATTGTGGGCATCCAGCGCCGCTTTGAGGGCGGTGAAGGTAATCATCTTTGAAATGTAGCCACCATTTGCGTTGGCTGGGCAATTCATCAACATTGAAATGTTGAGGGGTTTGGCAATGATTGCGTTTGCCGCATAGCTTTGATTGGCAAAAGGGTACATGGCAATGTCGTTGCTGACCAGCGATGCGCCCGGCAATGGTCGAAAGTGACCAAAAAAGTTGTTCAAGTTCAGCGGGTTGCCGCCATTCAAAATGCTAAAACCGAAGTTTGCCGCCTCGGTGATTGCGATGATGGGCAACAAACCGCCCGGCACAGCCTGTGCCAATCCACCCGACAAAATAATTGGGCTGATTTCATAACTCAGCTGATAGATTGATTCGCCGATGCTGTTAGCCATTAGCCTATCCCCATTTGTGTGTAGTATCCACCAGCTTGCAACAAGGCGATGTTGTTGTCGACACCGGGGATTTTCGTTGTGTTGATGTTCAGCGCAATCGAGGTGGGATTCCAAGGCGAAGGAGTGCCGCCACCAAAACTCGATGAGTTCAACATACTATGTTTTTCGTCAGCATTGGATTTTTTCTCTTTATCCAATTGCTTTTTCAACTCAATATGGTTGTAGTCTTTGCGCCCATGAGGTCGCCACAATCCATATTTTTCCAGTTCCTCATCGGAAATTGTTTCGGCTTGTCTAGCATCAATGTCAACCGCACTACCTGTCAAATGATGGCTCATGCCGGGGGCGGCGGCAAGTCGACCCTCTTTTGTATACCACTGCCCATTTATTTGATGATGACGATATTTGGCTTCTTCTTTTTCATCACGCTTGCCACTAATTGCAAGCAAACCCATACGATTAACTGCATTCGCTAAATCAGGGTCGACACCTTCTAGTGATTTTATGTTTCTTAATTTATTTGCTGAGTAAGCGGTTGATTTACTAATAAAATCACCAGCTGGTAATCTTTTCGATGCCTCAAGAAGGTCGCCTCTTGCCCAAGCCGCTTCACCAGCTTCTTTATCAGTAGGTCGAAGAACATCGGCAATTGAAATTATTGCATCTGCCAAAATTACGGAAGCTTGGGCAATTTTGCCGACAGTCTCCATAAATTGATTAACATCATTTTCAAATTTTTTACCAACCAAATATGAAGATAAATCTTCAAGTTTTTTTCCTAAACCTTCTAAAAACTCACCGATTTTTGGCGATTTCAACAAATTGGAAACAGCAGTCGAAAACGCATCAGAAAGCTTAGTCAAGCTTGGAGTCAGCTTTTCTAAACCTGTTAAGAATGTATTTTCAATTTTTTCCCTTGCCCGACCAAGTTGAACATCAAGGTCTTGCCATCTACTCAAAAGTTTGTCATTGAGTTCAAGGGCTTTTGCATCTTCGGCATAACGCTTTTCAGCAAGTGCGATTTCTTCTTTGGTCAGTGATGCGTATTGGCGAGCCTGTTGAACGGTCACGCCAAATTGGGTTAGACCGCTGACCTCAAGCCTTTGACCAGCTGTTGCCGCTGAACCGCTTTTGTAAACCTCGGCGGCTTTGCGAAGGATTTGAGGCAACAGTTGCGCCGCATTTTGGTTTGGATTCAAACCTGATGCACCAAATGCCCACTGTTTGCTCAAGTCGGTTTGAGCGCCTGAGATGCCTTGAAGTAAACCATTGACATCGCCGTATCGACCGAAGTTCAGGCGAGCGGCTTTGAGTTGCCCCGGTGTCACTCCCAGTTCCTGACCTTGGCGGCGCAAATTGCTTGCACTACCCGCCAGCGAGCCAATACCAAACAAGCCACCAGCCGCACCAAGAAGACCGAATGCGGCTGTTGCCGCACCCCATTTCAACAGGTTGAAGGTTGTACCAGCAACGCTCGAAGCAACGCTCTTTGCTGACTTGCTGATGCCATCAAAATTTCTCGCTGTTTTTTGAGCGACATCGTTTGTGTTCTTGAGAGCAACATAATTTTTGTCAAGTCGACTTGCAATCGTATCGAGCGAATGCTGGATGCGGTCAAAGTTGCCTTGCAAGCTGGAAACACTTTTGTTGATGTTCCCCCACTGACCCGGCATTTTGGTCAACGACTTTTGATATTTTTCAAAAAGCTTGGAAAACTCTTTGAATTTCTCATCATTTACTTCAATGTCAATGACACTTTTAGTAGCCATGTGTATTCCTCAATGCCCTCAAAATATGCCGCTGACGAAATTCATGTGCGCTCGATTTGAACTCTATATCGACATCCTCAAAAAACTTTTGAAAGCCTCTACCCGCCAAGTAATCTAGGCAGGAACTGACGATGTGTTCTCCATCTCGCCAGTATTCCCTTCCTCTGTCGAGGTCGTTAAGGAATTCAGGAATTCCGTAAAGCCTAACGATGTAGTTTGCGAACCCCACAATCCACTCACTGTTTCCATGATGCCCTCGACCTGATTCTTCTTGTTCATCAAGGAAACGCAAGTAAAAAAAACGAGTTCACCCTCAATCTCGGCTAGTGTCTCAGAATCAATGAATCCCTTTGTCACCGCAGTGTGCAAAGGAAGTTGCTTCCAGCCTTTTTTGTCAGGGATTAATACATTGCTCAATCGAATGATTTCATTCACCAAGCCAGCTTGTACCCCAGTTTCTCCATTCCAAATTCCCATTTCGGTGGCTGTTTGCTTGAGCATTAGGTACGCCACCCGAGGGCCGGATATTGCGCCAAGCCCCTGAGAGAAGATGTTGGCAAAAGTTTTGGAAACGACCAAAAAATATTGCTCAAAAATTTCTCGGGAAATTGGAGTCGAGTGGACAAAAATTTGCCCACCCTTCTCATAGTCAACTGGAATGACTAGGTTTAATGATTTGTTTATCCGCATCACAAGATAACCTCAATTAATTAAAGACCCCAAAGGGATGAGTTGACAGAGTAGATACCTGTGAGGGTAACCACAAAGCCGGGTACATTGCCATCAAATGTCACATCCCGAACGCCCTTCAACACGCAATTCGTGAACTGATAATCGCCGAGAGCGGCAGAGTCAGTAATGACACTGATGTCGCCCACATTGACATTGAGTTCAATTTGCTGTTTGTAGACATTCGCAAGCGCCTGAGATTTAATCAGGTTGATTGTGATGTTTGCCATTTGATATGGCTCGGGTGAAGTGACCCCACCTGTCAAGGTCGGGATGAGCATACCAGCGTCACCATCAAAGGCGACACTGATAGCTTCACGAGCCAAGTAAGGAGCGGTCACATTCAAGGTGGAGTTGCTTGAATAAACTACGCTACCACGCAGTCTATTAAGTGTGCCTTGTGTAATTAGTGGATTTCCAGCCATGATTTAGTTCCTTTATGCGAGTGCGAAGTCAGAAACATTCACATTAAAGATAATCTGAGTGAATCCTCTTGCGGGTGTGTAGGTAACTGACAATCCAGCATATTTACCAATGGCGTAGTCACTTGGGTTGTTCGTGACATAAGTGCTGAAAGAAACAGCCTGAACGGTCACTGGGGGCAACACCAAACCAAAAGCAACACCCGAGTTCATTGTGCCTTGGGCAACCTTTTGCAAAGTATTGATGCCAGCTTGGTTGTAGTACAGCGGATTGATGGGATTGTTTGACCCATTGATAATCGCATTGGACAAAGACAAGTTGATGTTGATTTGAACCCAATCCACTGAATACCAGTAGGTGTAATCACGACCATCAGCAGTCACGCCCCACAGAATGAGGGTGTTGCTAATGCCGCCTTCAGCACCAGTTCCAATGTAGTTGACATTGGCTGTTTTCAGGGTTTGTTGAGTGGTTTGATTGCCGCTAAATGGGGTAACGCCAACAACATATTGGAAAGCCATTGGAGCGACTTTGTTGGTGTTGCTTGGGTTGTAATTCAGAGCATTCCACAGCATTGCGGCGGCAGAGCATTCAGTCACTGGAGCATTGACATCTTCGACCATGACCACAGCCGACTTTTTACCTGTCCAGCTTGAGTAGTTTGCCAAAGTAGCAGACACCCAAAAATAGACTTGTGCGGTAGTCGAATCATGATTCAATGCCATTGTCACAGCGGTGGATTCGCCAGCCCAAGTATTTGGCAACAGATAAGCATAGAAGCGAATTGTTGGGTTTGCCAAATAAGTGTTCAATGCGGTCACGCCTTGGGCTGGAGTACCAGCGCCCAATTCGAGGACATAAATTGCATTTTGCGAACCTTGAGCAAAGAAGGTGGTAGCCATAGCAACCAGTTCTTGCACATCTTCAAGAGTGAAAGTTGCGCCTGTTGTAGTAACAGAGCCGCTTCCAGTGACTGTGTAAGTCAATGTGTTTGTGCCAGTTGATGTGACACTGAAAGTGCCATTCAAGTTAGACACAGACAAACCAGCAATCACGCCCAAAACTGTGTCGCTACTGGGAATCCCGTGAGGTGCTGAAGTTGTCAAAGTCACCACATTGGCTGTCCAAGTTGCGGATGCAATTGAAACAGCGCCAGCCAAAATTGGTGCTAGGTCAGAAAATTGTGTAAGCAACGCAGTATTGCCAGCGCCCAAGGTGGTTGCACCTTGAGAGACAAAACACCCTGTCCGCTGTAGCTGACTTGGTGCTGGGGCAATGGTTTGCGTTACATTGACTGTAACGATTTGAGTTGTCATTTAGACCCCCTGATTAGCAGTAGCTGACAGCGAGAGTTTGACCAGTGCCGGGTACAACCACGATACCAGTGCTACAAGGCATATCAATATCAATAACACCAACAGATTGTGGGATTACAGCCAATTCATTGGCAGTAGCCGCCGCACCAGTGGTGGCGCAATCATTAACAGTTCCAGTGCCTGAACCAGCGACCAAAACGCTGACCTTGGCAATGCGACCGGGGACAGCTTTAACCACTGTTGCAGTCGTGATGTTTTTGACGCTGTTAAGACCTTTGGCAACAACGAGTGCGCCGTATTTTTGAGGTGTTGAAGTGATAGCCATTTGTCAAACTCCTGTGTGTTTGTGTTGTTAAGAGAGTGTAAAGTCCGCAATTGTGAAGTTCACGAAAGCGGATTCAATAAACTTTTGAGCAATGTTGTTCACCGTTGTTTGGTAATAACTAATGTCAAAAGTAATTGACTTTTTCTGAGCAATGATGCCGAACTCAGGCTGAGTGAATTTCTCATCTTGAATTACAGGCATATTCATCACCCCAAAATTATCAGTGTTCAAACTGTATTGGAACACATAATTTGCGAAGTTTAAAGCTTCATTGTTGCGAGTTCCATAAACCGTGATTTTTACTTGGTCATGCACCAGCTGGTTCGGGTTTGACATCTTATCCAGCAGGGGGAAAGCTTGAATCGCAGTAGTCGAAGCAGGAAAAATATCCACCGAAGCATAAGGCGGCAAAGTGTTTTGAGGCAACAAATACGATGGGTAGAGCGTGAAATACTTATTTAGCGAAAGCCAAATTGGAAGACTGTTCGAGACAATCACACTGGTCGAATCGAAACCACTCATGGTGTCGATGATTTGGGTGGTCATGGTCGAATACAGCGAATCGCCCCTGTAGTGATACAGGTCAGCTTGCTTGTAAAAGTTCTCTTTGCGGCTGAAACCAAACCTCAAACCCTCATAGGTAGCGATGTACATGAGGTTTGGGTTCACCAAATTAAAGTCTTGAATCAATCGGGTGGAAGTGAAAATCACATGGTTGTATGCGACAAACTTATCATCTTGTTGGTGCATATCGGTCGCATAATGGAATGAACCATTTGCGGTGATTAGCTTGGGCGGCAAAGTTTGACCACGATTGTTGAACTCGCCAAACCCATAAGTCAGAGCGTTGTAAATTGCTGAATCATTGAGCAAATTGGCATTGACCCAAAAAACATAGCCATCCAGCGGCAAAACCATCTTCACATACAAAGTGAAGCTGACTTGCTCATTTGCCGAAATGGTTTCAACGCCTTGGGCTAACCCAGCGGCTAATTGTGGCTTTGCGCCTGAGGTTTCAGATACTGTTGCCATCAATCAACCCACGATTTAAATGAGGCTTGCATCACCCCTGAATCAATGAAAGAAGGGCGGCGATCGCCTTTGACCTTGACAGTCGGCGCTCTTTTGCCATTCACATAAGACCTTGCAGTCACTCGATTTTTGAATCGGGTGCTTTTGCCTTCAAGAGCGGCTTGCGTTGGTACGCCGGGGATGCCCAGTGTCTCCACAATCTGAAGGCTCAAAAAGTCCTTGAATTCCCGCTCAATCTCGCTTGTAGCCGCCGCAAAGGGGTCTTTGACATTGCCCCCTTGCATCATCGTTTCAAGCGCCCCAGCCATGCTTTCAGCAAGGTGGTCGACTATTTTTTGTTTGTCGTAATCAGCGAATGCCGAAAACAAGCCATATCTTTGCTCGAGGGCAGTCGCTACCCCATAAGTCGTGCCACCTTCGGGTTCAGGAACATCAATGACCCCAAGGTGAAGAATCATGTCAGCCCCCAAAGAGTGCCAAGGGTTTGCATGAAGGCAAGGGCTTGGCGACCGTAAGGGTCTTTGATTCTCTGCAAGTCAAGAAGTTGTAAGTTTTGCAAACCTTTACCCACAGCTAGGTGTTCGCCTGTTGAGACATCGTTTGCGCTGTCGACAACTCCAGCCACGAAAGCATTGATGCCATAAGCGGCTCGAGCATCGGCGAAAAAGGTCTGACCCGAAATATCTTGCTGGAACTGAAGCAGTTGACTACCAGCCCAGTTGTAGACCGTCAATGTGTAAATGTCGGGCAATGCCTGTGCGAAGTCCATTGGTACAAGGTCAATCGCAATTTGGTAAGCATACGCATACCCCGGGTCAGTCGGTGAGATGACAGTGGATGACAAACCCATCACAGCTTGACTCCAAGCAACAAAGCCTGATAACGAAGGGGGATTTGTGATTGGGTCAGCCATGATTAATTTTATCCAATGTCAAGTTGAAAATCACGCTTTTCTTGGTCGACCACGCCCTTTAATTGGCTGGACACCTTGACGCACGACTTCGATTGTTTGCTCAAATTTAGGCTCATTATCAGCGGCATTTTTCTTTTCTTCAAGCACTTCCACTTCCAAGCCTGAAGTTTGCTTGATGCCCATTTCCTGTGCCTTGTTCGACATAATTTGGTCAGCGGCGGCGGCGGTAATCTTTCGGGCTTCTAAGGCTCGGTCGATTTGCTCTTGCTCAGTTTGAGTGAAACCATTTTTGATGGCTTCCACGCTGATTGGTTTGTCGATTTGGTAGCAAAGACCACCGAAACCCTTGCGAACATCGTTGGCTTTTTGCAACCCATAGAGTGAATGCTGTTTGACGATTGCGTCAACCACATCCTTGTCGCCGGGGATTTCAATTTGCGACCCAGCCCGAATGCTGTGCGAAAAAGGGCGAGGGTTTTCAGGCAACATATATGTGAATAAATGTTCCTGTTTACTGCAATTTGCAATGTATAACTTCATCATGATTATTTTCCCATTAGGGTGGGGGGACTGATGATGCGGGAGTTTTTTAGACTCCCCAGCCCCCCCATATAAACCATCCTCGGCATCACACGAGTATTAGCACTATAACAAAAAAACCCCCGATGAAGGGGGTTTCAAAGGCAACTGCAATGTTCGCTTAGTAAGCGGCTGACAAGATTGTCAGGGCTTCAGGGCGAATACCCCAGCCTGAAGTCGAACGCATTGTGTACAGGGTAGTGATACCACCGTCAGCAATAGGCGTAGGGATTTCAGTAGGAGCAGACACATCACACAGCATCAAAGATGTTGCTGTTTGGTTAGGTGTCAAGGTTGCGAAGATGTTGGTGTTGATGCGGTCGTTAGCCTTAGGAATCTTCAATTCAGGGGCAATCAACAAGATTGCGTCAGTACCGCCTGAACCTTGACCGATAAGGGTGTCATCCACAGCGAAAGACACATCATCACCACCCGCCCACTTAGCGACAGTTTCCACCAAGCCAGCGGCAGTTTCAACACCAGCACCGATACGCTGGAATTGAGTCAGAGACACAACGCCTGAGTAGCTGATTTGGCTGATGAAACGCTGGGGAGCGAGGAACACCAAGCGCAAAGGTTGACCGATTTGCAAGGTGCGGGTTTTCAAAGCGCCAATCATGTTCAACAAGTATTGAGCCAATTGACCTGAATCCCAGTTGCTGTAGCCAGTGTTGCCATTGGTGTCAGCGCCGAGAGAAGCAGTTGTTGCACCCGAAGTGTTCAACAAGCCTTCGCCGTTTGATGGGTTGAAACCATACAACAACGCATTACGCATTTGCTGTGCAATACCTTGGCGAGCGGCGAGTCGCATAGCTTCAGGCAGAGCATAACCCCAGTGACCAGTGGCGGCTTCATCGAAGTTGTCGTACTGGGCACGAGTTTGCATACGGTAAGTAGCAGTGCTAATCATCGAAGGGATAACCGATGCGCTAGGCAGTTGGTTCACTTGCGATTGATTGGCAGACACTTGGGTTGTCAACTGGATTTTTTTAGCGTAAACATACAAATCCGCTTCACCCAAACGAGGCATTGGATTCTCGGTGGCGAGAGTCGTAAATGCGCCCGAGGCAAGGCTGTACTGCATGATGAGTTCAGGCATCATGAAGTTAGGATTGACAGTTACAAATGAAGGTGCGAAACCTGACATATTTATTCTCCTTTTAGATTAAGCAAAGGGCAACAGCCGCATCCACCCAAGTAGCGTTACCAGTACCTGAGTTGTAGGAGACAGTTTTATTACCGCTTGTAGCGATTTTCAAAATCTTGACAGGCAAAGCGGCTTGAGTGCCGGGGTTCGTGCCAACGATACGGTTTGCACTGTAATCCCAGTAAACAGTTTCAACGATGCTGTTACCGTCAAGGCTGACCAATGCTGGGTCAATCGGCAATGGAATGCGAGCGCCGCTACCGAAGCGGTAGAAGTTCACGCTCATGCCGGGAGAGAACAAAGGAGCAGGTGATTGAGGGGTAGTGATACCACCAAAAGCTTGGTTGTACACAGAGATGCCAGTGGGAACAGCGGAAGCGGTAGCGACCAAAACTGTTGAACCCAATGTATCAGTGCCGGGTTGCGAAGCGGCTGATGGAATCAATTCCTGAATTGGCAAACCACCCCACAAAGGAGCAGTTGCGGCAGAGGAAAGAACACCACCAGAGAGCGCAAACTTGACCGCTGGGTCATCTTGTGCATCACCTTGGGTATAACCAGCGGAATTTACATTGAATAAATTTGCCGCATTGGTTGTAGCCATTGGCGTAATAGAGATTTGTGCTGTCATGGCTTAATCCTTTTAGCGAGTGTTAGAAGTATGGAACTGAGTCGCACGAAGGGCAGGGACTTTGAAGTCATCCAGCCAAGCAGACATCGAACCCTTGAATTTGGTGATGGTACGACCAGCCCGGTCTTTTTCGTGCATTTCAATCAGTTGACCAGCGGGCATACCCACTGAAGCACGAGAAGCGGCGGCGGCATCAGCAAAGATTTGTTTTTCTGCAATTGAAAGCAATTTGCCATCTTTGATTGCATTCAAGTTCACATCTTTGTAAGAGTCGCTATAGGCTTGCAAACCACGCAACAAGCGTTTGCGGTAAGCCATCAGGCTTTCACCTTGCAATGGGCGAGATGCAGATTTGCCGAAGCTTGCCAAAACGCTGTCGCACTTGGCTTGAGCGTCAGCATACTCGGCGGCTTCTTCATCAGCTTTGCGAGCGGCTTCTTCTTCATCATCATCCATTCTGCAATCGTCATCAGGCTTCATTTCGCCAGCGGGTGCTTCTTCCTCGCCTTTGTCAGAGCCTTCAGCATCTTTGCGAGACTTTTTGGAATCCTTGCGGGATTTCATGTCATCGTCTTTTTTCATTTTTTTTTCTTTTTCCTCATCTTCATCATCATTATCCATGCGAGATTCGGAATCGTCATCTTTTTTGGCTTTTTTATCAGCCGCAGTGACTAAGGGGGGAGCAGGAAGGTTTTTTTCCATTTCGTCAACTCGAGCGACAAGACCGCTCATCATCGACAAAAGGGTATCCAGTTTATCGCCTTGGGCATCTGCCTTCGGCTCAATCGTTTTTTCTGTCATATCAGACACCTCAGGGTTAGTTAATAAAACTCCGGCAGGGTCGCCGCCTTTGTCCCAAACACCTTTAGAACCCCTTGCTTTCGTGACGATTGCAATATGGTCTAAAAGGAAGGGCACACCTTCAATCAAGAGCGGCGTACCATTCTCGGTTGTAAGTGTAGTGTTTCCAGCGGTGCTGTCAAACACCACTGAAGGGGATGTGCTTACTTCACCTTCCAAGATTTCATTTACTGAATCTTGGTCGTAAATTTTCGCAATACCCCAAACTTCATCGCCTTTTATATATGGAAGAATAACACTTCCAATGGCTCTATCTTTAAATTCATCCGAAGTTAGCACAGCTGTCTCGGGATGGTCACGCACGACAATCAAGCCGTTGCATCGTTTCAAGAATTCATCATTCAAATACAAAGAAGGGTCACGCCAAACATTTTCGCCAATGCTTGAGCGATATGCAAGCCCTGTGCCAGTAATCCGAATTGCGAGCAACATGACATTGGCAAACATTTGGGGGCTTGCCAAAATGCCCTCACGAATCAATTCTGATTTGTCGTATTCTGTTTTGGCTTCCGCAACACGAAGGGCAATTTCGAGTCCGGGGTGCAGGGGCATGGGCGGTGTTTTTGCATCGCACCAATCGAACCCGCTGGATTCGTAGTTAAGCTTGACATCTTCTTTTTTTGCGTTTCGTGCGATGTAATAGCAGAATTGCCCATCGTCAAAAAGCACATCGAGCTTGCCTTCATATTTGATGCCTGTTTCTTCTTCGGTTTCCCGGCGAGCGGCTTCTTCCAAAGTCTCGCCTTCGTTTTGGTGTCCACCGGGGATGCACCAAGTGCCGGGGTAATCCCCACCACCTAGACCTCGGCGAATCATCAAAACTTGTCCATCATCAGTCAGAAACATGATGCCCGAAGCACGACCAGCCGCACCAGCCATTTTGTCAACTGGCTCGACAACTGGGGGCGCTGTAGGCACTAGGGTCGCTGTATTTTCGGCATCAGGCACACAATTTGGCACTTCCTTGCCATCTTTTTCTTTCATGCCAACTTGCTTATAACCTTCCCAGCATGGGTCTTCGTCAGGGATTGATTGAGCGTAATCAATCATTGAGTCGCAGATTTTTGCCAAATCTTCTTTGATGGAATCGCTGTCGCATTTCCATTTACGCAAAGATTTGTTGATGCGAGAATCAGGGTCATGCGCTGTCTTGCTGGAAGTCAGCTTGGCTTTCATGCCTTTCATGCGAGCGCAAAAAGATTCTTTGCGAGAGCCGCCTTCAGGCTGGGGGGCTTTCAAATGTGCGCCATGAGTTTTGTTGTAAGACTCACGACCCTTTTCATTCAAGCCGCCATTTTTGTTTTTGCCTTCTTTGGTTTCCCAAGCTTCCGAGTCTTGCTTCATGGCTTTAATTTCGCCAATCATGTTTTGCAACATTTCGGACATACCCTTCAATTCATCTCGAGGGTCTTTGTCGCCAGCGTCAGATTTTTCGGTGGGCAATGCCAAAAGGGAAGGGGCATCGAGGGTGTCATCTTCGCTATGCTTAATAAATTTTTCAGCCACTTCCTTGGGGATACCGATATTGCTTTTGCCCGATGCGGCGGCGAACATCGCTTTCCTTTGGTTTTCCGACTGAAATGGCATAGAAACACCCTACCTATATTTTTGATGATTGTAAAACCAATTCACCTTTTTTTGTCAACAATCCTTTAACCTGTCTCAAATGGTAAAGGTAGACATAACTACAGCGGCAGAAAACTTCCTCGCCCGGTGTAGTAATGTCATCAGTATAACCATTAATCGGCTTAATGTAACCCTTCTCATGCGCCCAGCTTCCACGAATCACATAAACCTTATCGTCACGCTCTTTGTGGTCTTTGCGGTAGTTGTAGCCAGCTTGTTTCCAATGTGAATGCCAGCGAGCGGCAATTGCGCCATTGTCAACTGCAACAATTTCATTGATGTTTGAAATTAGCTTGTGTGTTTGGTCGATGATTACTCGGCGCTGTTCAAATGGAAGCTTGCCAAGGGATTTCCTAATATTCTGTTTTTCTTCCCTACGGTCGACCACATCCGAGCCACCCTTTGGAATGGATGTCGCCCAGCCTTCAAAGCGGCGTAATACATTGCTCAAGGCTTCTTCTCGGTTGTACTTGATTAGATTGGTGCTTGCCATGATGCGGCGGTCGAGTTCAGCCCGAAGTTTGGGTTTGAGTCGGTCGACATCATATTTGCTCACATTGGTATTGACTAAGCCGCTCTTTGTGACCATACGAGAAAAAGCCGAATTCAGCGACTTTTCAAGTTCCGCTTGGATTTTCGAGTCGGGAATCATTTCCCGAAGTGCGGCTTCTCTGATTTTCTTCACCCAATCATCAATTCGTTTTTGGCTGTCAAAGCCATGTTCGATGATGTCGTTGATTGCGGCGGTTAGAACTTCAAAGAATGTCATTTATTTTCTTCCTGAATAATTCCCACATTGCTGGGTGCATTCGGCTTCGACCTGTCTCATAGTCTGACCACCTCGCTTGGGTAGTATAAATTAAGCTTGCACAGGTGGCTTGCGAAACCTCGCCCCGAGCGTTTTTAATTTCCTCGGGTGTAGGCACATATCCAATGCCCCCACGCCTACGCTTTACAGTCACTTTAACTGGTTTGCTTTTTAAGTTTGCGAATATTGCATTTAACATCATTTCTCCTTTGAAAAAAAGCCCCCAAAGGGGCTTATCGGTTTTGCCTTATCAGGCGTAAGCAGTCCAGCTTGATTCTTTGAAGATTGGCACACCAGCCACGACCGCTACAGGCTTTTCCAAGTAGGCGCTACTGAAGCTGTTGATTCGGAAATAAACATTGTCGCCATAAGCTTGTATTCTTTTTTTCATTGTTTCACCAATGAAGCTGTTTGGGGCTGGAACACAAACACCTTGCATCGCCATTGTTTCTTGCGATTGGCAAGCGATTTCACGAACCTCAATGCTCATCCCTTTCACAGCGACCACTTGGTAGTAGTCAATGTTTGTTTGGTCATAGCCCCAGCTTGCTTTGAAGATGTCGCCGACATTGACTTGAGCATTGCGATTGGCGGCGAGTTTCTCGGCTCGGCGTTGCGCTTTGCGCTCGGCGGCATCTTTGACCCCTTGAACATACTCGGCAACATAAGCATTCATGCGCTCGGCATTCCCAAAGCGATAGTTGAAGTCAGCTTTGTTGCGGCGACCGCTGAAACCCAAAGCACAGTTGCGAGCGGCATCAACAAACACCTCGATGCCAAACGCTTCGTCAGCCACTGCCAAAACATAGCTAGTTGGGACATAACGACATTTTTCGATTACTGCCATGATTAATTTCCTTTCAATGTTTAATTACTTTCCACAGTTCTAATAATACACTTATTTAGGATAAATACAAGAACTTAGGAAAAATATTTTTTGTTTGTTGCACATTTACAACCAATCAAAATAACAGGCAACAGCGAGGAAGATTGTCGCCGCAAATGAAGCGAACATCACAATTTTGTCTTCAAGGTCATACGGCTTCATTTTTAATTTCCCCCATTGCAATGGCTGTCTTGACCACTTCGTAATCAGTGACGATTTGCCCACAGAATTCGTGAGTGGCGACATAGCGAGTCCTGACCAGTTCGCCCTTGCTGTTGTAGGTCTTGAAGATGTCGACCACTTGGCACAGCTTGGGGAACTTGCCCCGGGTCTTGAATAAAGTTCCGATTGGGTAGTCCATCATTTCCCCACTTTCATAATTATTTGAAAAAGTTTTTGCGCTTCTTTTTTGTTTCGTGCTTGGATTTCCATTTCACGCCATTCGACCTTATCAATGCCTGATTGCACTGCAAAGGTTGTTGGCACATGAAGATAAGGGAATTTGTAGGTTTTCATTTTGAGCCTTTCAATGATTAACGAACACACTTTTTTGCATACTCGACCGCTTTGTCGAGGATTTTGAAAATCTTCATCATCGGCAAAAATTCCTCGGCATCGGTGTCGTACAGGCGCACACCATACCCCCGATTGTTTTTGACGATTTGGGCTTCGATGCCATATTCACGATTGGGGAGTGTCATGATTAACATTTGGATTTTCCTTTCAATGATTATTTCCAGTTACCGTAAGGCTCGCCACCACTCAGGGCGATGTCATAGGGCGACACGATTGGAGAAAATGGGCGGCGGTTCATGCAATTAACAGCGTTGTCGTAGAAGTCCTCACGCAAGGTGTCAAGGCGTTTGCCAGCCAACTCAACCAGCGGAAAACCCGCCTCGACCGTCAGCACGATTGTTGGGGTTGGTTTGTTGTAACGAGTGAGTTGACGCATTTCAAATTCCTTTCAATGATTAACGAGCCACAGTGCCGACCAAATTTCCTTGCATAATTTGTGTAAGAAGAAATTTGGCTCGGTTCAGGGTTTGCCTTGCTTCTTCATTTGCTTCTACTGCCATCAATTCTTGAGCATCGCTCATTAAGCCAGCGATTACCATGTTTGCACCGCTGACCCTGTATGTGATGCACTCTTTGATTTCTTTGTAAAACTCGGTGATGTCACATCCATACATCGCCATTTGTTGTTGAATTGTTTGCATGATTTGATTTCCTTTCAATGATTAATAGCAACCAGCGGCTTCGAGTTCGGCAATTGCGGCAAGGGCGGCGGCGGCACGACCAGCGTGACCTTTGGCGACTGCCAGTGCGTAAATCACTCGGACTTCACACAATCCCATCACAGCCAAATATCCGTATCTTCTGAGGGCTTCCATGATTAACTCCTTTTCAATGACTACCTAACCAACACCTTCAGTATATCCTAAATAAGCATTGATGCAAGACTTTTTTTAAGATGTATGACGAAAATACAACACATCAAAATAGTAATACTTGTGTTTTTTTTGTGTAGATATATTAGAAACTCGAGTTTTCAGAATAATGAAAGCTGGTTTTCAGAAACAACAAAGCCCTCAATCGAGGGCTTCTTTTCTTCTTGTTTTCGAGATTCATCAATGATGCGATGCGCTTCCTTCACCAGCGAAAAAGGGTATCTCACCCCCTCGCTGAATTTCTCGATTACCTCATAGGCTTCGTCAAGAGTCATCGCCCTCATCGGATTCTTTCTCGGCTTGCGCCCAAATCTTTTCAGTTTCGGGGTCGCTGTCCAATTCATTGAAGGACTTCAAAAGCTTTCGCTCCTTGTCTTCCTCGAATTCCTCGATTGACTTGCCACCCATCTTTTCAAGCCACTTGGCTTTTGCTTCTTCAAAATCCATGATTAATCCTTTACACAAGTATTATATTATTTTCCGAGCAACACAGCAAGTTTGGCATCGCTGATTCGACCTTCGCTGTGCATCTCCTTGACAATGCCTTCCAGCTTGGTACGCAACTCGGCTTTGTCGTATTTGGGGATGTCGCCCAGTTCGCCCATGTGAACATTCTTGGGAGCGCCCTGATTGTTGACCACTTGGATTTTGACTCGGGGGTTGTCTTTGTAATGCTCGGACAATTCCCGAATGGTGTTACTTGCGCCCACATGAGCGTCAATCAGCACATCGAGGGACACCGACCGCTCACGACCAGCATTGAAACGCAAGGCTCGCTCAATCGGGGTGTTGGTGTACACAATGGCGGCATCGGCATCAGTGCTTTTCAGGGCTTGGTCAATCTTCTTGTTGGATGATTTGAAGCTGGACATCACCGAGTCGTAAATCAAGCCATCTTGACCGACTCCCAGCAAACCAGCGGCGAGCGGTGTAGTGGCTGACTTGCCCGAACCCGAACCACCAGCTGTGAACACGACAGGGGTTTTGTCCCCAGCGGCTTTTTTCTTGTCCAGCGCCTGTTGGTAAATGACCTTCGACAAGTATGAACTTGGCTCATGCACAGCACCAGCGAGGTTGCGATTCTTGCGGAATGCTGGTGAAAGCATCTTGACCGCATCAGCGTCAATCGTGTTCGGGAAGTCCTCAGACTTCATGCGACTCCAATAGTCCTCGACCAGCTTGGCTTTATTGGTGCGGATGGCGTTGTAGAAACTGCCTTCAATCTTGCGCTGTTCGGTGGTCAGGTTTGGCGACCGCTCGAATCCATGCTTGTCAACATAGCCTTCTTTTTTGTTTGGCTCTTTCTTGACTTTTGGCTTTTCAGCGGCTGGTTTTTCTACCTTGGCGGCTGGGGCGCTTGACTCAGTAGGCTCACTGGATGAGCCACCACCACCGCCTGAGGTGAACTTGCCCGAATTGTCTCGGGGATGTTCATGCTCTTTGAAGTCATCGGCTCGAGCATCATGACGATGGTTGCTGAAGAAGTTGTCGATGTATGTGTTGCTTCCACCCATAGCCGAATCAGCCTTGGGCATCTTTTCCTCGGGCATTGAGCCTTGAGGCGGCTCATACTCGGCGATGAGGTCAGGGTCAAGCGAAAGGGTCGATTGGAAGATGTCGGGCATCTCATTGATGTTGTCTTGCGCCCACTGAATCGCCATTGCTCGGTTTTGTGGGTCGACCACAGGCAAGATGGTGCGAAGAATCTCGGTCACGCCCTTCAGCTTGGTTTCGGCAACCTTTACCCGCTCGCTTTCGGGTTCTTCCATCAGGGTTTCCCATTCAGCCTTGAATGAGTTCTTCCAGTGGT